ATGGATTTGATTTAGAATTTGTACCTCCTGCTAATTATTTTGAATTACGCCGACAACAAATAATGGATCTTAAGCTTAACAACTTTACTAATATTACTGCTAATGAGTCTATATCTCAAGGGTATGGTCAGAAAGAATGGTTGGGCTGGACAGATGAGATGGTAAAAGCTAACAGGGCTTGGTTAAGAAAGGATGCTGCACTACAGCACGAGTTAGAGCAAATTAGAGGCGGAGGTGCTGATTGGGCCGCGGGAGGTGGAGCTGCTCCAGCAGCTGGTGGTGCCCCTGGTGGTGCAGTAGGTCCGGGTGGAGAAGAGATGCCTCCAGACATGGGCCCGACTGGAGCTCCGGGTGGAGACGCTGGCGGTGAAGCACCTCCACCTGAACCAGTACCTACTCCTGGTGGAGAAACTTCAGCGTTGCCGACATAAATAATTATGTGGCGACAGATACATGGTCAGATACTTATTTAAGCGCAGGAAGTCATTTATATTCTACATATTTAGCTAATTCAGTTAATGGATATTCGCGGCTAGGTGATCGAATTTCTTATGCTTTAGGTTACCCAATTGTTAATTTAGAGCTTCATGGTAATCAGATATATACTAATATTGCTATAGCGACAGAAATGTTTAGCAAATTTGCTGGGTACACAGAAGAGCATCTAGTATTTGATAGCGATATGTATACTCGTGGATTAACCGGAGGTAAGGGATTAGATATATCAGAGCTATTTACTATAACTCCAGAACTAACTGCCACATATACTGATGAGGTTGAAGTTACAGTTGGTCAGAGTACCATAGTTCCTACAGTAACATCAAAAACATTTACCAGTAGTGACACTGGCTTTATATCTTTATTTGAGTTTGATTCTGGTGATACTGTAATCGACTCGTCGGAATATTCATTTACAGTACAGTTGGATGATGGTAACGCTCATGTGTGTAAAGCTCTTGTTGTTTCATTATCATCAAACGACCTTACTACTGCTAGTGCATCAAGTGTAGACATTAGTCTTACTCAGTACGGTGATGTATTCACAACAACAACTGATATATTTGAAGTGAGTGCTTATCCTGACGAAACTGACATGCAACATAATGGTAGTTATACAAATAGTGTTTCGGTTGGTGTGTATCTGGATGAAAATACAACACAAGGAGGATTCATTAATTCAACTAGAAATGATACTTTATATGACACTACTACTGTTCAACAATTGACATCAAAATCAATCTCAATTGGTCGCTGGGATAGTCTTACTAGACAAAACAGAAAAGTAATTGATGTATTTAGTTATGATGAGTCCATGAGTAGTAGTTTAAATACATTATTTACAATTGAGCAAACTTTAGCGCAACAAACCTATTTTAGTTACGCAATGGGTAATTATGGTTTTGATTTAATTAGCTGGTACATATTAAAACAATGGTTAGAAACTCGAGAGAAAATGCTCTCAACGAAAAGATACTTTAAGTTTGATGAGCGAAGACAGCATCTGTATTTAATACCTGAACCAAAAACTGGAGAGCGGTTTTATGGAGTGGTTAGTTGTTACGTAGAAAAATCAGTTTATGATTTAATACAAGAACCGTGGGTGTACCAATATGCATTAGCACTTACAAAGATAACATTAGGTAGGGTTAGAGGTAAGTTTGGTAATGCTCAGTTGTTTGGTGGTACAACTTTAGATACCTCTATCCTGCAAGAAGGTCTAACAGAGAAAAAAGAATTAGAAGAGATGTTACTGAAAGGTGCGACGCCTGGATTTGGCGATGCCGCACCACCAATGTTCTTTGTAGGCTAATGGCTCCTCATAAAAAAGGTAATTTTAAGAAAGGTATATACCGACCTGTCTATAATCAAAAATTCAAAGGTAAAAAATATCCACAGTATAGAAGCTCTTGGGAGCTTCGCTTCTTTAAATGGTGTGACTACAATTCTAATGTACTAGAGTGGACAAGTGAAGGGGTAATTGTTCCATATATTAGCCCAGTTGATACTAGAACTCATCGCTATTATGTTGATAACAGTCTTGTATTAAATGAAGGGAACCGTAAGGCAAAGTACTTAGTAGAAATTAAACCTTATAGTCAAACTCAACGACCGGTAATGCGTGGAAGAAAGAAACAAAGTACATTTCTACATGAACAAGTTACATATGATATCAATCAAGCTAAGTGGAAAGCAGCTAAACAGTGGTCAGATGACCATGGATATAAGTTTTTAATTCTTACAGAAAAGCAATTATTTAGCGGAAAAAGTTAAAAGAGACAATAAATATTTTATACAGCTATGGCCTTTAAATTATTAGTAGAGAAGACTGACCCATCTGAGTTCGAATATATAATAGAAGAGAAGAACGCCCAGTCTGGAGAGCGGTTATATATTAAAGGACCATACATGATGGCTTCTGAGGTCAATAAAAACAAACGAGTATATGACCTTGATAATATGATTACTGAAGTCGCTCGATATGAAAAAGAAATGATTAAAACAGATCGAGCAATGGGTGAGTTAAATCATCCTACTACTGCTGAGGTTGATCTAGAGAGAGCTTGCCATATAGTTACTGAGATGAAACAAGACGGTAACATCTTTTATGGTAAGAGTAAGGTATTAAACACTCCAACTGGTCAAATTGTAAAGAGTTTAGTACTTGATGGAGTTAGAGTTGGAATGTCTTCAAGAGCATTAGGTAAAATTGATCAAGAGGGAGACTCAGAAGTTGGTCATGTTACTGAAATGAAACTCGTTGCTATTGATTGTGTTGCAGATCCTTCATATTCTGATGCATTTGTTAATGGTATCTTAGAGTCAAAGCAATGGATTTTAAACCGTAAAGGAGAGTTTGAAGAGCACTATGATCGGTTTGAAGAGAGTTTAAAGGGGTTACCTAGGAAGGATGTTAATGATTATTTGACAGATAAAATCATGTCCTTCATTAGAAACATTTAAAAAAAACAGGTAAATAATATAAATATTTATGATGGATCAGAAACAACAGATCAGATCGCTTGTCAGTAATGTCATTGATAAGAATTATGCGGCTGCTAATAAAGATTTAAAAGCAGTTATTAGTGAGAAATTAAAGAAGAGGATCGAGAGATCAACAAAAAACAATTTATTTAAAAATGAGCAAGATAACTGATTTACTTAAAGAGGTCGGCAAAGACGTTCTTAACGAAGATAGTCTTAAGCAAATTGAAACTGTCTTTACAGAGGCTGTAGATAAGAAGTCCGAAGACCGCGCCAATATCGCGACTGAAGCAGCATTAGCTAAGCAAGATGATGAGCATTCAGCTAAGTTAGAACAGCTCCTGGAATCAATCGATAAAGATCACACTAAAAAACTCAACAAAGTTGTTGAGGCAGTGGACGCCGACCGCACCCGTAAGCTTAAGAATGTTGTTCGTAGATTCCAGACTGCTCTTAATGAAGAAGCGACTGGTTTAAAAGATACTGTTGTTGAATCTGTTTCTGATTATCTTGACTCATACATTGAAGAATCAGTTCCGACAGCTAGTATTGAAGAGGCTACTAAGAATAAAAGAGCATATAACCTATTAAAGGATATGCGTAAGATGCTTTCAGTTGATATGGTACTCGCTAATGAGTCTATTAGAGAGGCAGTCCAAGATGGTAAGAAGACCATTGAAGAGTCGAGAGAGGCTATTGAGAAGTTGAATACATCAAATACAGATCTTGCGACTGAATTACAAAAGACTAAAAAAGACCTTTTCATTGAAAAAAGAATTGGTCAGTTCGATGAAAAGAAAAGCAATTTTATAAGAAAGACTTTTACTGATAAAGATCTTTCTTTTATTGAAGAAAATTTTGATTACACTGTGAACATGTTCGATAAGAAGGCTCAAGAATCTCTTGACGTTCTTAAGGAAGAGGCAATTCATGAGACAAAAACACAAGATGCTCAGGTTGAGGTAGTGAACGAGAGCTCAAACACTCCGAAATCAGCAACTAGTATGTATGCCGATGAATTAGCTAGCATGCGACTGTAATGTAATCTTTAGTGTTGAGGTATTTACTACCTGATTCTCCAATGTGGAAAAACAATAAATAGAAATAATATTATGAACGAAACAAAAACTCGTCCAAGTCAAAATTATATTGACAATAATAGAGCTCAAACATTGTTGGAGAAGTGGAGTCCAGTTTTGGATTATACCTCTGATAAAGTTTCAGCTATTAGTAACCCGCATACGCGGGTTAACACCGCCATCCTTCTTGAGAATCAAGAGGAGTGGTGTCTTAGGGAAGCCAATACTGCTGGTACAAACAGTGGTGCTCTTGGTACTGGATTAAATGCCAGTGGCCAGGGAGATGGTGGATATAGCTCCGGTGATGATTATGCACCGAATGATGCTCGTTTGCCGAAGATTCTTATTCCGATGATTCGCCGTACATTCCCCGAGTTGATTACTAACGAGATCGTTGGTGTTCAGCCGATGAGTGGACCGGTTGGTCTCGCATTTGCTCTTCGTTATAAGTATAGCGATGCTAAGATCGATGATACTGGTGCTGCTACTAATGTTGGTCGCCCTGGTACTAACTACACAGGCTCAGCCAACACAGGTGACGCCGGTACCGGTGGTACTAATGAGTTAGGTCATAACAACCTAGATACTCAGACTACTGGTGCGTCGGCCGCTGCGTTGGTCGCGGCTCTGGATAGTACTGCTGCGAATCATCCTGAGTTTACAGTTGATTCTCACTGGTTGTCAGCTGGTTTTTCTGCTGCTGATGCTGGTTTCGCTGCTGCATTATCTGCTTTTGAGCTTGATAGTGCTGGTGATGCTCCTACGGTCGAGTTGAGCTTCGAGAAGACAGCTGTTGAGGCTGGTACTCGTAGGTTGAACGCTCGTTGGTCGGTTGAGCTTGAGCAGGATCTTAAGAATATGAATGGTATTGATGTTGACGCTGAGTTAACAAATGCTATGTCGTATGAGATCCAAGCTGAGATTGATCGTGAGATGATTATTCGTATGATCAAGGCCGCTACCTCTGCTGGTAAAGGTTCTGGTTATTCGATCTGGAAGTCTTCCACAGCAGATGCTCGCTGGATGGCTGAGAGAAACCGTGACTTCTATCAGAGATTGATCGTTGAAGCTAACAGGCTCGCTGTTCGTAACCGCCGTGGTGCTGCTAACTTTGTTGTTGCAACGCCTCGTGTTTGCGCTATTCTTGAGATGCTCCCTGAGTTCTCTTGGATGCAGACAGATGGTAACGTTAACACGCAACCGGTTGGTGTTGCTAAGGTTGGTAATGTTGGTGGACGTTTTAACATCTATCGCGATACCCGCACAGAGGCTGTTTATAACTTAAAAGCTGCTACGGAAGCTGCTAAGGTTGAGTATGCCTTGCTCGGTTATAAAGGACCTGAGTATTATGATACTGGTATCATTTACTGTCCTTACATCCCGGTTATGGTTCAGCGTTCGATTGATCCTAATTCCTTCTATCCGAAGGTTGGTATGTTAACACGTTACGGCGTTGTTGATCACCTCTTCGGTGCCGCAAATTACTACCATGTAGTGTTTGTTGCTGGTTTAGGTGTCTCTACTGCGAACGGTAGTCCGTCTTACGTCTAATCTTAATTGATTATACAAGCAAAGGGCGCTCGAAAGAGCGCCCTTTTTTTATTGTCTAATGGTCTTAATCCATGGGATAGTTTCATCCCACATCATAT